AATGTATCTGTAATAGTAATATCAATTTCAGTATCGTCTGCAATGATACTATTTGTCACCCCATCAATATATAAACGTTGTTCTCCTGCTGTATCATCATATGTTTGTGTCACTGTTACTGTATTAGGTGTAAAAGAAGCACTTGTCATTGTTACAACTCTCTTAGTAAAATATTGTTCTGGTACATCTAATGATATCAAATCTATTGGATCAGGGATATCAAATAAAATAAAATTAACACCAACCCCATGAGAACCTTTAGTATTTAAAGCTCTTACTTCAACTTGAGTTCTTTCATGATAAGAATTTGAAGCATTTCTCAAATCCCATAGTTCTGGATATAATTCTTGAGTTTTTATCCATCTAGATAATAAATAACAATTAGCATCATTATACAATTGGTTAAATTCAATTGTCGTTCTTCGATAATCACCTACTCCAAATTTATCATCACTTATATGTGTAATATATGTATAATTAAGACCAGCAAAAGCATTATCTTCAAGCCAATTTTCTCTTCCAGAAATTACAAATTCAGGTCTTTTGAATGCTACAAATGTAAAATTATTTATCCAATCTAATCTCTCCTGAGATATTACTTTACTATCTTCACCTATAGTTGCATTATCATCGTATTTGCCTGCTTCTTCAAAATTAGCAGAATTAAAAGTTGAACCATTAGCACATAAAAAAGGTTTAAATGTATCTGTTTTATATGTTGATGCTATTAATCCTTGATTATCATAGCAAGTTGCTCCTGATGGTTGATTTGGTGTTTTAAAATATCGATATCTATCAAGATTAGAGGCATTCTGCAATGCTTGAGTGAATGATTCAGCAATAAAATCTGCTGACCTTCTTCCTTTTGGTATTGTAATAGTTTTTAATTCTCTATAAGGAACATAAGATGCTACTGCTGGATCTAAGCTTCCATTAGCATTAGAATTCTGAACAAGGTCAGGAACTTTTGGGACTGTTGTATCTTTATTTAAATAAGTTGCTCCATTTATCACAAATATTGTAAATTTTGTTCCATCTTGTCTTACTTTTACAAGTTCGGCATTCAGAAGTCTATCATCATGAAATGCAGCAGAAGCATTTCTATCTCTTTGATAATCACTTTCACAGAATTTTCCATTTTGAAGTTGTGTAATCGTAGCACCTTCAAAATTACAATCTTTTGCCTTATATACATCAGTTGCTTTTTTACCTTTATCATAAGCATATAATCTTGGTAATGAAAAACAATTTTCTCCATTCGTTGTTTTGTAATATTGTAAAGTTAAATGAACTTGATTATCATCTAATTGTTTTTCAAAAGTTGATGAATTATATACAACAGCATCATATTTTGCTATTGATTCTCTGTATCCACTATCTAAAAAATAATCACTCTCTCTGTATGTTGTTTTTGTTGTAATATGTGGGATACTAACATTGTCGATTCTTTGTCCTTTTAATTCGATTGTTTTTCCTCCAGCACCTCTCTCTGATACAATTGCAGAATGAATATTTATCGTATCTCCTACATCTAATTGTATACCAGAATTTAATTTATTTGTAAATATTGCATTATTTGCTTCATTTCCAGAAGTATATTCAATTGAAGCTCTACGACTACAATCTAATAATTTCACATCAACATAAGAACGTTCTTCAGGTTGATTAGACATTTATATAATATAGATAAAAGAAAAAAGTAATTTATTTTATTTAACTAAATCCTACAGTTAAGAATCCATTACGTAATTCTGCAACCTTTTCAATTTCAATATAGGTTCTCTGAGTGTATGTTTGACCAGCAGAAAGAGCAGGGAGAGAATCACACTTCGTGGTTAGTTCGAGACCACGAGCATTGATACGAGATACAGGAAGTTTGTATGACTGGAAAAAGAAATTTCCAAGCAGACCAGTAGAACCATTCTGTGCAGTTCCGTGGAAACTTTCAGAACTTAGTACATTACCTTCAGCAGAATATTCTTCACGTGTAACAAATGGGAAAGATTTTTCTGCTCTTGCTGTCTTGTCAAACAATACTGCACTATTACTTAAATCAATGGGGAATACAAAGAAATCATTCATTCGAATATTTGTTGTAAGTGTTCCATTTTCTTTTGTTGCTGAAGCATAATCTCTTCCTGGTGCTACAGCAGAATATTTATTTAATATATATCTATCAGTCCTGTTATCGTCATGAATACCAGTAATCACACGAGTAACTATACGACCAGCACCACCAAGATTTCTTACACTATTCTTAGCATTATCTACAGAAAGAGAAGTTTTTGTAAGTCTGTAATCCTTGTAAACAAACTGAGTAGGAGTCTTCATAAATTTATCTAGTCTCTGAGACATTTCAGCACCATCATAGAAAATATAATCTGCTACAAGCTTGACCTCTGTAGTATCAATTTTAAACTCTTTTCCACTTGAAGCATTACTATCTACAGAAACTCTTCCAGTAGAACTTAGAGGCTCCCATAGAAGGTCGACCATTACTTCTTGCTTCATTGCAAAAAGAGGCAAATTTTTACCCTTTAGGAATGGAAATAATTCTCCAAGAGTTACAGAGAATGTAGGTTCATTATTTAAATCCGTGTAAACACGATTCTTTAATGCTCCTCCAAAAGGTTCAACTCCAGTATCTAGACCATACGCATCGGCAGCAGTATTCGACTGAGAACCAGCAGTATTGTTGTATACAAATTCGTGACACATCTGCCGACCACTCATAACTGCTTCACGGTCCTTGTTCATTTCATTAGATACAAACATTGATTCATAGGACTTAAAGAAATTGTAGTCGTCAATTTCATCTACAGTAGCACCTCCAACACGAAGAGTTGCTCGACGAATTAGAGAATGAACACCCACACCGAGTGGAAAAAAAGCACCATCAGCAGTAGAAGCATTTTTCTTTACAGAAAGAGTAATACGTGAACCATCATGAAGATACCCCTTGTTTTGAAGAACAAAACGGCAAGATACATCATTGCACACAATTGGGTCGAGAACATCACTGCTCACATCCATAGCCATATTTGATTGAATTTCTCCTACCTTAATAAGGTTAGGAACATTTCCTTCATCCATTTTTGGTGCCTCAACAGGGAGAGTTTCTTGAATATCAGCCATATTTTTATAATATGATAAACATAAAAAAATAAATAAAAAAAAAATTAAAACTTCATTAGGCTACAATCTGAATGCCCTGAGGAGAATATAGCATCGTCTGCCTTGAATGTACAAAAAGGAAAAGAGCATTCGGTGAATCACTATCGAGACCTACTTCCATCTGCATACCAAACGGAGTTGTCGAAAAATCTTCACCTATACCAGTTCCACTAGTATCAAATGGAACTCCTAGACATTCTTGAACACCTCCCTGTGCTGTAAGAGGAGTCGTTGCTCCAGAATACAATCTGTTGGTATTTACAGGAGAAATCTGAGACTTAATAGTTCCGGGTAAAATACTATCACGAGCAAAAGTTACTACCTGAGGATCTACAACAGTAGTATTTTCACTATCCTTTACATTCGTATCGAGATTAAAGTTAAAAGGCATACGACGTCCTGCCTTGGTTATAATTATAGATTTTATATCTGCTTGACTTCCATCACTATTGAGAGGGGTAGTAGTAGCATACGAATTGTATGCTAAATTATTTAGATACTTCGAAGGACACATATTCATGAATACCCCAAGAGTTCTTGATGTTCCAAGGTTAAAATTTACAACAGCATTTGCAGAATTAATTACATTAAAATATGATGTAATAGCATTATAGGTGACTTGACCAGAAGACGGCATCTGTTGCTGAGGAACCATTAGTTCACAATGAAGACGAACATTTTCTATTTCATAAAAAGCATCCGTAAGACCAGTAGTAGATCCATTAAGAGCATACAATGCCTGAGCATCTGGTGCTAATGTTAGAGAAATCTCAACACCCCCAAGTGCTGTAACATCAAGGGGTAGTAGGTTTCCAGAACTTAGAACTCCTGTAGGCAAATTTACACAGAATCTCGAACCGTGGGAAGTAGCAGGGAAATCAACTAATTCTCTCTTTTGAGTTTCATAGTTAGGCACAGTAAGAGACTGATTATTTGAAAAAGTCATACGTTCCTCACGGGAGGCTACATAAGAATTGTATGATGCAAGGAAACGTCCATAATGATTTATGGTCTCCATTACCTGACGACTCCTCTGAGATGTAATAGTTACTTTATCAATAATTGAATATAGAGCAAGTTTTTCATCAATACCAAGTTGGTCGGCAGTAGTTGGCTTAGTTCTATTAGCATCCTTATAGAACTTAATATCTCCAGAAAGTCTTACACTACCACAATCAAGAAGGTGAGGCTGAGAACCTACTAGGAAAGAGACAATTGGATTTCCTTGCTTATGGGAAATTTTTTGTGTAGAATTAATATTCGACGGTTGGATTTCATTGTATATAATACTCATTTTTATAATACTTAATATATATTATTTTAGATGATATTATTTTAAAAAAATTGTAAAAAAATATTTATACCTCGACGGAAATACCATCCCCACGGATAACTATTCTTCTAAGGTGGTATATAAAATTACACCAGAGCAAATCTTTCTCAGGTGGGTTGGCTACATCTTGGTAATGGACGTTAAGCCTTAAATCTTTATTTCTCATATCGTAAACACCATTATTGAGAGAAAATGTTCTAGCTACAGCAAAATTCTCATTGAATCTTGACATCTGTAGTGCAGGCATACCAGCAGCCTGAAGTGCCTTATCAAGTTCGAGCAGAGGAATAGCATCTACAGAACTCTTTGAAGATATTTTTTCTGTATTGACATTCAAGCTAGGTTGATTACGTCCATCATAGAAAAAGAAATATTCTGTAAGTCTGTTCGAAATACCAGCAATACCACTTTGAGAAGAAAGTAATTTATGGTCTTGAGAGTTAGAATGTATTTCATAAGTTCCATTACACGAAATATAATCCTTTGCCGAATATACAGAGGCATCTGTAGGAACACAGATAACAGACTTAGCACGTTGATGATTACCAGGGATGCCGATATTTGCAACACGGTCACCCTTGAGTTGAGAATAATTATATACCTGAGTTGAAAGGAAATCATAAACCATCATTTTACCTGCCTTCATATCTGACATTGCCTCTTGCTGTGCCTTAGCACCTAAATCAATTTGATTTAATACAAGTTCTACATTACTCATCGAATATGTGGGAGAATATGTTGTTGCAGCAGATACTGCAGTAGAAACTAGGTAAATATTTCCAATATTTCTTACATTAGAACCATTATTTTTAACAGAAGCATTAAGAGTAACTTTAACATACTTATCTGCTCCAGCACCAGAACTTTCAATCGTCTTAATAATAGCAGGTGCTGAAAGATCACTTGTAAATGCCGGATCTGTAGAAGCAAATTTAAATGTTTCTCCAACAACTAGAGGGAAATTTTCGACAGACCAGTTATTGTTATCATGCTTAATGTAAAATACATCACTAGTTGAACCATTGTCAAAATTACTCGGTGAAATAGTATTACCATTAAGAGAGTGGAAAAGTGGGTTGAGTGTTAGTCTACGATTTTCATTTACTGAATCAAGTTGACGGAAGCATCTCTTATTTTCTGAAGTAAGAATTGAAATAAATAAACCATTCATTAATCCATTCGGTACAATACGGTCATTTTGGAAAAGTCCAGTATGAAGGGGAAGCTTCAACTTACATTGAGTATATTTATTTGAGTTCGTAAATGCTTCACTCGTAGGGTCAGCAGATACATTGCTATAGTAAGGAGTATACTTGTGGTTTGCAAGTTGTGACTTAGTAGAACCACGAGTTCCACGAGAATCAGGAGTCCAAATTCCAGCACCTTCATTTAATGCTCTAAGATTCTTTAGAGTTTCATTCGAATGATAAGCATACTTCATTGCTACGTGAACTGGGTAGTGTCTAATTTCCTCCAATAATTCCGTTTTGTCCCCACTATGAATTCTAATCGTATCAAGCAAAACTTGCCCCCCGATGAGTTCATCTAACTGGAGACGAGTAGTCGAAGCACTTTCATCCTGTGAAATAGTTAAATCGAATTGGAGATACGAGTTCTGGGGTTTGAAATATTCAACATTGGGGGGAATGTAAAATTCAATAACTTTTTGTGCATCATAGGTGAGACCATTTTGAGATGGAATAGCAACATAATCCTCTTTAAGGGGAATCTTGTTGTCAGCAACGAAAAATCCTGTAGACATATTTTATAATGTAATCAATATAAAAAAATAAATTAAAAAAAATAAATTAAAAATTATCTTGTAGCAGCAAAAGAACCTGCAAGAGATGCCTGTGCTGTCTGCTGAATTTGTGGAGGTTTTGTAGGTGTAGCATCATCAGTCATTTTCTTTGCTGTATCAACTGCCTCACCAGCAGCAGAAGATATACCTCCTAATGCTTGAAGTCCAGTACCTATTACTCCAGCTAATTGAAAACCAGGAACAAATCCTAACATGTCGAGAGCTGTTCCTCCAATAGTAGCAACATTTCCAAGTTTTTCTTCCCAATTATCTCCAGCAATCCCCTTTGCCTTTATATCAGCAGCAATATCCATCCCAGATGATGCAATACCACCTAAAACTCCTACACCTTTGCCCAATGCCCCTGCTACTTTAGCACCCTTTCCAACTGCTTCTAGTCCCTCGGCTGCTGTTGCTCCTTTAGTTACTACAGTAGAACCTTCTTCTAAAGTTCCTTCACTTGTTGTAATAGCAGCAGCACCAGGTTTAGTCACTACATTAGATCCTTCTCCTAATGTTCCTTCACTTGTTGTAATAGCAGCAGGAGGTTTTGGTCCAAGTGATTCGACTTCTTCACCTGCTGCTGCTCCCTTAGGTGCTGATTCAGCCGATGTTGGTTTTACTTCAGTAAATCCACCAGCACCAGGACCTCCCTTCTGTGCTTTTTGATAAGCATTCAATGTTGTTTTAAAATTACTCATAGCAACTGAATCTGTAAGAGCATCTTTAACACCTGACATAATACCCACCTCCTCATCTTTTCCTACTTGAGCTTTAGCAGCCCTAGAAGCATTATCTATAGCAGTCTTATTAAACTCTCTTATACCTTCATTCATATTCTGAACTGCTCCCATTCTTGAGTTCCCAAGGGAAATAGCACTGCTCATGTTATATCCATCCATATTTTATAATATTATATATAAATTAATTTTCAGAGATATTTTCTAATTTATTTAGTTCTTCTTCTTTTTCTTCTTCCGTTTGGTCTGTACCTCCAGTAGCTACGAGTTTCCTAAAATTATGAAACATCTCAGGAGGATTTTTTGATAGCTTCATATAACAGAAATCATATTTCTTTTTACAACATTGTTTATATAATTTCATCCAGTTATCACTGCCCTTGAACAAGTCCCCGAACTCTTCAGAAACAGCTGAAATCTCACGTTGATTAGGAAAAGGACTTCCTACAATTACAGATGTTGCATTACTTCTAATAATAGGGTCTACAGCACCTCTGAATTTTTGAACACTTATAACTAATAATTTTATACCATAGTGTCGACTACGAGTTACAAGATTTGCTACATTACTATCTAGTAATCCCACGCAATCGTCGAGCACCAATGCAATCTCTTTTGTAGGATCATCATCTCCTTTTGCTGATTGTCTTTGAATAATATTTTGAATTAATTCAGGACTATATGTATCATGACACTCAAATCTTTTTTTCATAAATCTTGATGTACTATCCATATTAATTGTAGGTGAGATTACAACCACACCCCCTGGGAAAAAATCTTGACCATAAAAATTATCATTAAGAAAAAGTGAACTAATTATTGTAGATTTTCCGGTCTGCCTCGGACTAATCATAAGTAAACATTCACCAGCACCTTTAACCCCTACACCTACATCAGGTAAATTAGAATGATGATATTTTGCAGTTCCAGTATTTTCATCGACTATAGGAATAATTTG